AGCCATGTTAGGGCTGTGGTGCGTCATACGTCCTGTCACAGCGCCGTTGGTGATGACCTTGCCGTGTACCCTACCGTCTCTAACGAACGACAGCCACGAGTCAATCTGTGCTGATCTCTTCTGAAGCATTAAGTATTCATAAATCATACGCGCTTCAGGCATGTCAATCTTTTCTAGCACTTTCTCGTTGACTATAGTAGCTCCCTTGTCAGTTGTTTGTTTAAACTTAACACCAACAGCCTGCAATCGTTCTGCTATTTGCTTCCTAGAGCCTACGTTGAACTCAGTTATCTTGTCCTTCAGTTGCTTTCCTGTCTTCTCTGACCATCTCTCCTCCACTATCGGTGGAAACACCTTCTGTAGCTCCTCCGTTATCTTCCCCATCTTGTGTGTTATGTTCTGATAGAGTGTGGTGGCTCCATCTACGTCTATTTTGAAGCCATTTTGATGCTGAACCTCCATAATAGTTGCTACGTTGTGTTCTAAAACGATACATTCGCTACTAAACTCCTCTTCTTTTAACAATTTAACAAGATGTTTATACAGCTTCGTCGTCAAAGCTACGTCTTGCTTGCAATAGTCAATCATTTCATCAGATAAACCACCGTCATAGTCACTGAAGTCTATCTTTTCGTCGCCTAAACGCTTGCCCCAACTGTCTAGGCTGTGCCCACCGTCGAGAGAGGGGTTATACAGTCGACTAAGAACCAGTGTGTCAAGTAGTTTATTGTTAGGTATGTGTAAATTCCACACCTTCTCAAGCACTGGAGCGTCAAAGCCTATGATATTATGACCAATAAAGCCAACAGCGTCACTAATCAGTGGGGCTAGTGTCTCAGGTGCTGTGTGAACTACCATGTTTCCTGTCACTACTTCCTGAGTCACTACGCACCAGATGGTGTCGTGCTTTGTGTTGGTTTCTATATCCAGCGTAATCAACATAATATTGCCCTGCCGTAGTTTCTGTGTTGCTATGTCTGTCAAAGGGGTTTAGGGAGTGTAGATAGTGTTTCTGTTCTTCCCTCTCTAATATCCAGCTAGTCATCTTGCTCATAAGTTTCATCCTCTAGTTCACAATCACGCTCTGACATTAAATCATGTCTCTCCAGCGTGTCAATATCTTCTGCGGAGTAAGAGAAGCAGTAGTTGCACATGTCTAAAAATTCGCCAGTTGCAGCTACCTTCCGTGTTGCTTCAAAGTCTGTCAATAATTTATTACATGCTACGCATCTCATTATAATACTTCCTCTTTAATTTCTGTCATCCTACCAGATACTGAGTTGTACAGCAAGCCGCCTGAGCGTCCTGTAATGCCTGCAAATCTATTCTTCAGCACCCTGACGTGTGTTGTGTTTCTCTCTATAGGGTCGTCAGCCTGTCCGTTCCTCTCCAATCCTATCACCATGTCAGAGAGCTGTGCAATAGAGCCTGAGCCGCGAAGCTGTGACAGGGACGTTGCTGCACCCTCCTCGTGTCCTTTGGAGTCTGGACGCTTTAGGTGGCTCACAACGAATAAGCTGATGTTGGTTTCCTGCACCAGCATACGCAAGCGTGTCATAATCTCGTCAAGTGCCTTGCGTTCGTCGCCGTTGCCCTGTGCAGACACCACAATAGAGACGTGATCTAAGAATATAAACTTACAGTCAAGGGCTTTAGCCATGTACCTGACTCTTGAGATGATGTTGTCAACACTGGTGCTGCCGAAGTGATCAAACAAGAATAGTCTCTGTGTTCCTAGCGTCTTGCTGAAAGCGTCCCAGCGTTCCTCTTCAGTGCTTTCTGTGGTTGGTATATGTAAAGGTTTATTGGCTGATAATGACATCAAAGACAATGCTGTCTTTCTAGCGTTCTCCTCAAGGAATAGCAAGCCTATGTTGCTCTCTGACTTCTTCACTATGTGCCAGACAATCTCTCGTACAAACTGAGACTTGCCCAGTCCTGAGCCTGCCGTGATAGTCACTAGCTCTGCCTCTCTGATGCCGTAGGTTAGCTTGTTAAGGCTGTCCCACGGGTACATCACAGAAGCTGCCTCTACAGGTCTGTTAACTTCGTCCCAGAGACTAGCACCGTTGATGATGCCATCAGGCACAAAGCGTTCTGCTGCCCACCAAGCGGCGGTGAAAGCGTGTGTGTCGTTCTGCTTCAGGTAGTCGCAAGCGTCTTTGTAGTGTGGTGGGTGCTTCACTACCTTAGACTTGCCTCCAAACAGCTCTGCTACCTCTTTAGCTGCCTTGCTACCTGCCTCGTCACCGTCGAAGCAAATAACAATGCTGTCGAAGCTGTCTAAGAACTCATACGATGCCTTACAGTCCTTCAGCGCAGATGCTGCACCAGACTTGATTGACACTGTAGGGTACTTGCTACCTGTCATCTGATACGCTGCCAGCGCGTCAAACTCGCCTTCGACTATGGTGATAAACTTACCGCCACCGTTGAACAAATGCTGACCGAATAAGCCTACGCTTGCCCAGTCACCAACAACAGAGAATTGCTTGTCTATCTGCCGCACCTTCGCAGCAACAGGTAAGGTGCTGTCGTCTGGATTGTGATAACTAAAATAATATTTATCTGGAGTTGCTAATACACCAAAGAACTTGGCTGTCGCCTGTGTGATGCAGCGTTCTGGAATGCCCTTATATGTTGCTGTAGTGAGCAGATTCTCTACTGAGCTGAAGTTCTGCTTAGGTCTTGGTGCAACATCTTCTGTCAGCTCTACCGCTTGCATCTGTCCGTCGCCTCTGGTGAAGTGATTACATGAAAAACATATTGTCGAACCATTGTCATTAACTGCCTTAGCGTCTGAGGAGCCGCAGTTCTCGCATGGTAGATGAATGTTTGTAAATGCCATTGTTTAATCCTCTATTGTGTACACATAACCGAAAGTAATAATCATGAACGGTAACAAGATCACAAGCCCGTCGAACGGCATTGCACTGGTTTCCTCGGTGATGCTGTTATGTACCCATACAGGCTTTGACTCTACCGCTTCAACGTCAAAACCTACGCCCATTCTAAACTCTAGCCCTAGCACTCTATCAAAAACATTTACCATCATTTTCTATTCCTCTCGTTATATGCGTCTTGTGCGTCTTGGTGAAGTAACCAAGCTCCACGCGATAGTACCACTAGTGCTGTAAAAAACATAATGTTTAAAATAATTTCTATCATTTGTCACCCCGTCTGTTTGTTATGTCGATAAATTGCTGTTTTTTCGTCATAAGTGTTTGATGTGTCGATGTCATAATAAACTCCTTCTGAGCCACTGCTGGCTCTCTTTGTCTATTTTAGTCTCTAGTCTATCCAGTGGCGTGTAATTCACTGGCCGCTTGTTTTTAAGCCTACAGCGTCCGTTAACAGGGTATAAATGCTCATCTGTTACTTCTCTGAGGTGGCATACTCTGTTTTTCATGGTGTTGACTCCTACCTTTGCCACTGAAGCCAGTTCTTTGTATGTGTAAGCGTTTCCAGAGACTAGGGCAGGGTGTTGCCCTCTAAATAACATAACGCGCTGAGAAACCATTAACGTGCGCTCCTGCTGTATTCGTCATACTCTTGCGACTCTGTTATAAAGTTTATAATATCCATTATCTCAACGTCATAGAAGTTGGCGGCCTGCTTAATAGAAAATAAACCTTGTTTAATATCAACCTGCGCCTTCAATAACGCTTGAATCTCTGGTGTTAAACCACCTTGCATATATTCTTTAAACACGTTTTTAACCTCCTGCTCTGGTTTCTTTTTAAAAATAGCATCGAAATTGTCATAAAAGCTATTACTGGTTGGCCGTTGGCGGCTGCCTTTGCCACCGTGAGTGCTACCAGTCATAAGTCACCCCTATCGTCATTCTTCAGCGTCTGCCATGTAACTATGGTGCAAACAATAATAAAACACAATAAAATATCTAACATAATAAACCCTCAACTATTCTAAAGCGGTGAAAAATATGATAAAATAGAC